GTCGCGCTCCCACTTGTAGACGCTGGAAACGTCCACCTCCAGCAGTTCGGCGGCCTCGGCGGGCGTGAGCCCCATCGACTCACGGGCGAATCTCAGTTCGTCGTGGTTCATGCCGTTCTCTCCAACTTTGCGGCCTTGGCCGCTTTCCTGAAATCCGAGGCCACGGCAGCGGCAGCCTCGGAGGAACTCCCCAAAGCGGCGACGGATTTCCGGGTACGGGCAACCGCCTCCCACAGGCCGAGGTTGTGCTGCGCCGCGTCGGCTACAGCCTGGTCGATCGAGATTCCCCGGAACGCGGCCACGCGCCCCAACCGGCGGTAGGTCTCCTCGCTCATCTGGACATTCACGCGCATCAAAAGTCCTCCAGGTTGTCGGCGGCTGGACGTTCCCGCATCATCTTCGCGACTGCCGAAAGATCAACCCCGTCGATCTGAGTGCCGCCGCCGTTCGCTGCGATGTCTACCGCCTGGATCGTGAAATCCGAGAGCGGGTCCACGGCTTCCAGGCCGAGCAGGATCGAGCGGGCCTGGCGGTATCCGTGTTCGAACTGGTTCTCCTGCCCAGTCACCGTGGTCAGCCGGTCAACGTGGAACCGGTATTCGCGCCGGGGGCCTGCGGTGTGTCGGTTGTAGCCGATGATGGTGATTCCGATTGTCATCTTATGTCGCTCCTTGTCGCGTTGCGTCTTGTTGTAGATTTAGGGGCAAATGCCCTACCTGTCAAATGCTATTTCACTTTTTAGCTGAAATTTTATTTTCCAGCACAATTTCACCTTTTGGTTGACACTCCCACGAAAGCGGGGCTACGGATTGGACCACCGGCACGGAATCGCTGCCCGGGAAAACCTTAACCCGAAAGAGGAAATTTACATGAGCGCCCACCCACACGCCCCTTTGCCCTTCAAGATTTCAGTCGGGAAAGTCATCCTGCCGCTGCACGGATCAGCGAACGGGAACCCCTCTGCGCAGATGGCCCACCACATGGCGATGCAGCAGATGGCCGGGACCAACTTTCGCGGTGAGCCTCGCGGTTTCCGGATCGCCCCGACCAGCCGCAAGAACCCCAAAACTCACAGCAAGAAGCCTGCGACCAGGCTCGAAGTGCTGGGCCAGCTTGTCTACGGGGAGGAGTGACCGATGGGCAAGAGCACCAAGGAACTGTTGGGCGAAGACGAGGCCGGAATCGGCCACAACTCCGACGCCTCTTACCGGGTCACAGCCTCGGAAATCCGCCAGTTCATCGAGCGGTGGGAGCGCCTGGAGGTCGAGAAGAAGGACATCGCTGACCAGCAGAAGGAAGTGATGGCCGAGGCCAAGGCGCGCGGCTACGACACGAAAATCCTGCGGCAGGTTATCGCCCTGCGCAAGCGGGACAAGGATGAGATCGCCGAACAAGAGGCCGTCCTTGAGATGTATAAAGCCGCGCTGGGGATGGTCTGATGGGCCTCCCGCGCGCACCCTACTCAAGCTGGTGGCCCTCGGTCCTCGCCTACGCGGCCACCACCGCCATCGTCATCTGGTGGGCCTTGCGATGACCCAGGCCGCCGGTCTTCCCGACAACACGAAACCCACAGCCACCGGAGCCGCCGGAGGAGAGAACATGCTCACGATCGAACTCAAGATAAATGGCCGCCTAGTCGGTGGCGCGATGGTCCGCAACGTCAGCGATCTCGCCGATCTTTCCGACTACCACGTCGAGGTGGTTGAAGCCGCTTCTCCCGAGACCGGGCTGCACACCGATTTCCGGGCCGTTCTCCAGGTGACGGGGCACCGGCGGCAGCAGACCATTTGGTCCCTCGTGCAGAAGGTCTCGACCCTCGCCCTCCACGCGCGCCGGTCGGGCCTCTACAACCAACCACCCGTCACGAGAGAGGGCTGACCGATGGGCCTGCTCGATGTCAAAAAGGAGGCCCGCGCTTTCCGTATCTGGCAGCAGGGCCATTCGGTCGGCTGGGACTGCACGGCCAGCGAGGTCGCCGAGGCCACCGGAATCCACCGGGAAACGGTGATCAAGATTTGCCGCGAACGGGACTGGCCGATCCGGTCGGTCTCTCGCGGCGGCTACATCCGAGGCGAACCGAACAACCTGATCCGCCTTTTCGGCGGCTCGCCGATGAGCAAAGGGTCCCGCCGGGAGGGCGAGGTCCGAGTCGACCGCATAATCGAGGAGATGGACCGAGATGAAATCCCGGAAATACTCACCCTTGCCGACTGAGAACCTGGGCGACAACGAGGCTTGGCCGTTCAGGTATGATGGGGTTGACGAGATCGTCATCCGGGTCATCCGCTACAAAGACGATGGGGTCCCTCCGGGGGCCTACCAAGCCGTGGTCCGGGGCCGCGACCGCACCAAGCCCTGGGGCGTCGGGATCATGGGCAACCCGGTGGAGGCAATCCTCCGCGCCATCGAGTCCTTTTTCAGCCCCAACCCAAGCCCGCAGACCAACGCCGAGATTTCGGCGGACGAACACGCCATCAGAACCGGCCAGTACCGGCCCGCTGAAACCGATCCCGAGGAGCCGGAGATCGACATCGAGGACCTTCTATCATGACTGATCTGATCCCCTTCGTGGCCCTTGCTTGCGCAGCCTCCTTGGCTTTGGTGATAGAGTTTGCCCCAAGGAGACCGCCGCGCCGCCCGCGCAAAGAGCCGCCTCTGACCCGCCAAGACCTGGCCCCGGTCGTCTACGGCACCACCCGGGCCTGCTCGGTATGCGGCGCAGGCGCGTCTGCCGATTTGGTGAAGACGCTGGAGGCGGAGCGCGATGAACTGCGGGCGGCGATCTTCGGCAGCGCAGACTATCGCCGGAAACTGCGAAACGGAAATTTCCGGGAAATGGCGGAGGTTCTTCACGCAGCGCAAAAAGGCGGACTTGCCCGGGCCGAAGCAGCAGAAACCCGCGTAGCCGAGGCCAAGGCCCTGCTTATCGAGGCCAGAGCCGACTGGTTGGAGGCCAACGACCCGCGAGACGACACGGATTGCGTCACCCCTTATGACGCCTGGTTGTGGAAGGCAGGTAGGGCATGAGCACCCCCATGTCCAAGCACCGCCCCGCCGCCAAGAAGCCGAGCCCGAAGAAAGTGCTGGCGGGCGCGCAAGCCCGAAGCCTCGGCTACCGAGGCAGCGAGGCGAAGCTGCCAAAGGCTCCGTGGGAGCAGGAAGAAAAGACCCGCAAGAATGAATTCAACCGTTCTTGAAACATTCATCTTTGTGTTGTAGAAAGAATTCGAGGAGCGCCCCGAGCAGGAGCGCGGCATGACGAGAGATAACGGCCCGTCCGAGATGTCGGACTACGACCGCAAGCTGGTGGAAGCCTTCCGGGCATACCAAACCGCCGGTAACGAAACGAATGCAGCCCGGCTCTTGGCGCTCCCACGAAGAACTTTCAGCAACCGCCTTCTCCGGTATTTCCTGCGTGGCCTGGATGGCAAGCTGCCCATGACGCCCCTGCCGGGTCATATCGTGAAGGGCCACAGCGCCCAATACGACGCAGACGGCGTTCTCATCTCCCAGAGCGTAAAGACCGGCCTCGCCCCGTCCGGGGCCCTGTTCGAGGTCCCCCAGGGCCACCGGGTCAAGAGGGTCTCCGCGCTCACGGACTCCAACGGCAACGTGATCCAGCAGTGGACCATGACGACCGAGGGAGAGCGCAGTGACGAGGTGATCCACGAGGCCGCCCGCAAAGCCGCAGCCCTCTATGCAGGCCCGGCAGAACCCCTCAATTTCAAGCCGTGGGACCAAGACAACCTCGATCCCGATCTGGTAAACCTCCACCTCCTCCCCGACCTGCACATCGGCCTCCACGCCGACAAGGTGCGCGCGCCGATCGACTGGACGCTTGAGGGGTCGATCTCGATCTACAAGAGCCTGTTCCACCGGCTCATGAGCCGCGCCCCGAAGGCCAGGCAGGGCATCATCCTCGGCGGCGGGGACCTCCTGCACTTTGACGACCCGACCAAGCGCACCCGGGGCCACGGCAACAGCCTGGATGGCGCTGCGGACTACTCCCGAGTTCTGGCCGAGGCGGAGTTGCTGATGGTCTACAAGGTCGAACTGGCCCTCCAGCGA